ATATTTGCCACACCACCTAAAATTTGAATAAAGTCAATCACATCTCCTGTGGATAGATTGCTTGAAAAGGTAATTGTGGAAGATGAAACTGTATAGGAACTTCCTGGTTTCTGGATAACCCCGTTCAAAGATACAATCATATTATTCGCACTTTCAGGAATTACATTTACTCCGCCAACCTGCATTGTGTATGCAGCCTGTCCGTTTACAACGGATATAGCGTCACAAATCCTAAAATTTCCTACTGTGGGTTGTCTTCCGATATATGCCATGTTACTATTTAGTCCTTAATATTTACTCTGTTGGTATTGGATTTGCCGACTTAACAGCAGCTACATGGTCTTTCCAAGTAGTTGTACTGTTGACATTATCCTTGTATTGCATGTCCAATTGCTCTCCGATATCTGCATATGCAGCTTTTCTAGTTGCTCTTACAGCATTCTGCCTTTCTTCAAGGTCAGCAGCTGTGTCATAAGTAGCTAACTGTTCAGCTGTTGGTTCTGCAACACCACTAATGTTCCATTCTTTGATGTAAGGTCCTGACCCGTCATCTTGTAATCGAACATCTGATAAAAAATCTACCTCGTTTACTGAATTAGCAGCAAGGTATTTTTTTATTTTAGTTGATAGTTGTGCCATTGTTGTTCTCCTTAATTTTAAATAATTTGTATTATGATTTTTTAACTAAAAATCCTCCAAAGTAAGTTGTGTAAATTGCGTCATTAGTTTGTATTGCTCCACCACTTTCTTGATAACAAGTTAAAACCATATTGTTACCTGTTCCATTCATTAAAGAATATCCAGATACAACAACTGTATTATTTGCAATGCCAGTACCATAAACTAAAGAAGAATAGCTTTCTGTTCCACCAGTACCTCCTAAATTATTTACTAAACCAACATTAAAATTTGCTGTATTTAATTTAACAGCACCAATAAAATAATATAATCCAGCAACATTAGGTGCAAAACGAAAATCTGGAACAGATATTCCATTTAAAGTTACTGTACTGCTTGTGTGATTATAGCAACCTCCATTATCAAATACCTCTCTTTGATTTGCAATTCTATTTAATGTTGCGTTTGCAACATTAGTCGAACCATCTCCAGTAGCATAAAAAGCTGGAGTGTTACTTTCTCCAGCACCAGTTACAGTTCCTGTGAAATCGTAAGTGTCGCTTAGGTTAAGACTTTCAGATTGTATTTTTGTTATTGCCATGTGTTATGCTCCTATAATTCTCATCATCCAAAAATAATTTGTATATTCAGTTCTTAAATCTGATGTTGAACCATCTAAATGTCTAACCCAACTTTCGTAGTAATCTCCAACTGAAGCATCATCTACAAAAGTTAATTCTGCTGAAACTGGATGACCACCAGAAGCATTAGCTAATACACTTTTTAAATCACTTCCATTTTTTCTTACTCTTGTAATTACCCATTTTTGGTCTGTAACATTATCAATAGTATTACCACAACCAATTAAATATTTTCCAGCTCCACCAGAAGGAACTGTAAATCTGTAATTTGTAGAATTATCATAAGCACTATCTGTATCAAATAACTCAATATTATTTTGAACTTTAGTATCTGTACTGTTTGATATTGATTGATAAGATGTTCTGTATGCTTGAAAAGCTGGAGTATTTTTCATGTTACTAGCAAGTGTAATTGTCTTGCTAGAAAAATCTAAAGAGCTATCAAGTTGTGAAGTTCCTACTGATGAGTTTGGAGGATTTACTGTTTGAACAGCTTTACCTAAAAACACACAGTACATATCATCCGAAGCGGATGTAGCCGAAGTTAAAGTTAAACTTGTACCACTTGCTGAATATCCAGCAGTAGGTTCTTGTCTTACAAAGTTAATAAATAATGCTAACTCATTTTCGTTAGTTACAGGATTATCAAGTGTGTAAGATGTAGTCGCACTTGTAGTGAAGTCTTGCTTAGCAAAACTTGTGTAACTTAATGCTGGTGTATTACCGATATATGCCATCTATTCCTCTTTTTAAATCCTATGTTGATATTGCGTCAACAGCTGATACCCAAACATCTGCTGAACTTGCTGTATCTGAAATCACTTTTAAAGCGTCACCAGATTGAACAACAAATTTAGCTCCGCCATCAACTACTTGTAAAGCACCGCCAGCCGTAATCGGAGCGTCCTTTACTAAGTGAATGTCGTTAGAACCGTCATTAATATAAACACTTACATTAATTGCTGAAGTTGTTACATTTGATACTGAGATACCTACGATTGTGTCATAAGAATCAGCAGTAAATATTGTAGCAGCTGATGTTCCAACAGCGTTGCTTGTATATCTTCTAAAGTTTTGTGCCATTTTTTATTCCTTTTTCATATTTATTATAATGCTATTGACATAGCTATTGCAAATCCATTTGAAGCACCAAAAGATACTTCACTACCTACTGTTCCTAAAGCATGTCCCATGTAAGCATGTGATGAACATTGATAATATAAAACTTGTGGTGTATCTTTATCAATAGTTATCTGTGTATATGCACCTGCACTACCTGGTGTTCCGTTAGTTGTTACACCTGTAGTGTATGCCGTAGCTTTAGCAGCGTCCCTATAAAACAATAAAGGGTGACCACCGTTAGATGAATCAGCTGTATCAAATCTGTAAATACCTGGTGCCATTGATAAAAACGGACCTTGGTCGCCATCTATTACATATTTATTAGATGAACCTGTACCATTATAATAATGTTCAGCAGTTGATGAAGCAACTGTAACAATTAATGTTTTTGTAGGTGTATTTGATGAAGACCTGTATGATATGTAACCTAAATCTTGTGCATTAGTATTGTCATAGTCATTTGTAACAATTGAACCAGGGTCAAATCTACCACCCGAAGCATTCCAAATTAATGCTTGTCCGTCTGTAATAGAAGCAATACTACCTACATTTGATATGTCTGCTATTGAACTATTTTCTGAAATTAATTTTACCCAACCACCTGCGTCTGCAACATAGGGGTTATTACCACCAATATCATATGCAAACATACCTTCGTAAGTTGCGGCTGTTGGTAAAGAACCTGTGTTAGCAAAGTTAAATCTTAATTTGTTTCCTGAAGTTGTTGAATCTAAAGCTGTACTAACTGCTGTGTCAACAAGTGTTGCGTCTGATACTGCTGTATTAAATTGTGCGAAAGTACCTGTTAAAGTATTATTTGCTAAATTAACTGATTTATTTGTTAATGTGTCTGTTGTATCTTTTAATACGATAGTTCCAGTCGCATTAGGAATAGTAACTGTTCTATCTGCTGTAGGGTCTGTTACAGTTAATACTGTTTCAAAATCGTCTGAGGTAGTACCCTCAAATGTAAATGAATTTGTTACTTCTATTGTAGTAGAGTCTATAACTGATTGAGTACCTAATACATTAAAGTTACCCGTAACAGTTAAACTACCTGGTACTGTAATAGCACTTGGTAAACTTAAAGTTAAAGTATCACCAGATTGAGCAGTTGTAATTTGATTTGTTGTACCACTTACAGTTAATGTATCTCCTAAGTCAATTGCTGTACTACCTGAGTTTCCTGCAAGTGTAATTGTAGAATTTGATAAAGAACCGTTGGCAATATTCGTAAGTGTATTATCAGGTCCGTTAATAGTTTTGTTTGTAAGTGTATTTGAACTTGTAGTAGTAAGAATTGTACCATCAACTGCAAGAGTAAGATTATTACCTGAAATTGTCGAGGTAATACCACTACCACCTAAAACTCGTATTGTTTCACCATTGGCAGAAATAGTAGCAACCGTTGAACTATCGTCAGCGAATTTAATAGTACCGTCAATAACAGTACCACTACCTAAGGCTGTGTAGATTTCACTAAAGTTAGCGTTAACTTTCTCAGCACCGGCTCGGAGATTATCTCCTGTTCCGTCATTTGCTGTTGAACCTCTATTAATTAAATTTAATGCCATATGTTTTTTAAACCTCTAAGACTATTTATAAACTTTCCTACGGTGTTGTATCATCAAATGAAAGATTTGTGTTGTCAAATTTTGTTATTGTGTTACTGAATAAATCTGCACTTACAGCAAATTGACTTGGAAATGCATATTTCATACTTAATTTTTTACCAATCTCATTAGAAGTCAACAAAAATATAGGTACTGGTTGTCCGTCAAGAGCAGTTTTTGTACCAGTTACTCTTAAATTATTTAAATTTTGAAATGTGTTTGCGTATGAATCAGCTGATGATGTTCCAAATACTGTATTTGCATATTTATTTAGTGAAGCATATCTAGGACCACCGTATGCATAACCACTTCTTACATCATGTCTTACACCTGAATTATCTACTATAATATTTCTAGGTCTACTTAAATAATCAATTTCTATATTTTCTCTTGTTGCCGTTATATCTCTTGTAGTAGAAGAAAAAGGGTCTTCAAAGTCATTACTTACATCTATTGTTCCACTTCTCAAATGTGCGTTTGGTCTTAGACTTGTACCATCTGTTTTTGTTCCTAATCTTCTACCAAATACAGTTAAGAAGATTGTATTTGCAATTTGTAAGAATGGTACTTCTTCTCTGCCTGAAGTCACACCTTTAACAGGACCACCAGCAGTTACAGTAATTTTTGACTCAATATCTACTTGACCTGTAAAATAAAAACCTGCTGTGTGCATTGTCTTTTTAAATGCGTCACGCCATTGTGCAATTGAACGACCAACTTTAATTACATAAGAATAATCTTGATAGTATAAACTATCTTGTACTCTCATAGTTGTTTCAGAAAGTTTACCTCTTTCACTAATAAATGCACCGTCTGTGTCTGATACTGCTACAACATCTACAGAAGCAGTTGCTCTATCTAATTTTTTAAGTGTACATGTTCCTGATGTAGCTGATGTTAATGTATCATCAATAGCAAATGTACCTGTTACATCTTTTATTTTTAATAAACCTCTGTCTGGGTCAAGTTTAACAATTGTACCTGAACCACCAGATGAACTTGTAATAGAGTTTGTAGTTAGAAATGTTCCTGAAACATTTGTAACAATACCATTATTAAAGAAACCTAATGTAGGTGGTGTTGGAGAAGTTTCATAACTTCTACCTAATTCTACTGTTTTAACTTTTACAACTTTACCTACATCTGTACCAAATGCTTTGATAACTGCATTACTACCTGTTGATGATGTTACTGATACAGTAGGTAATGAAGTATATTGACTACCACCATTTGTTAAAAAGAAATCTGTAATTTGTTGTAGACCAGTAAATTTTTCTTGTACTAATACTTTACCATCATATGGGTCACCTGAAGTTGTTTCATCTTCTAAAACAATTCTATCACCTGTTGACATGCCTGTAGTACCATCATCACCAGAAATACCACCATTTACAATCTTAACAAATCCAGCAGCGTTACTACCGTTAGTTGCTGTATTAGTAAATGATAACCTATCTCCAATATTATAACCTGAACCAGCATTATCAATAATCATATCTGTAATAGAACCAGGACCTATTTCTTCTACTTGAAATAATGCACCCTCTCCACCGGCAGTCAATGAAATTGTGTCTGTAGTTGAGTTTAAAGAACCATCATTAGTAATATTTTTATTACCTGGAATACCTGTAACATTTGCTTTAATAAAGTAATCATCATTATCAGTTTCAGTACCTCTAATTTCTTCACCTACTGTAAATGTACCTTGTATAGAATCTTCGTTTAATATTAATTGTGTTACTGTTTTGTCACCTATTTGAAACTGTGATGTATTTTCTACAATAGCAGTTGTATTAGATGATTGGCCTGTAATTGTTCTACCAACTAATTGATTGGCGTCACCTACAGAGGCAATAACTCTTAATACTTTTAATGAATCAAATTGACCATCTGAGGCCTTAAGCATTTGTTCTCTAGGATAAATTGTTTCAGAGGTTTCTCCAAAAAGTATTCTAAAAAACATTTCATGTCCTCTAACAGAACCTTTTGCTCTGTATAAAGACTTAATATTTTTAATTAGTTTTCTTTTACTAATACCTGCAGCTAAATTTTCTGGAAGAGTTGTTAAAAACTCATCTCTCATGTTTGTTAAGAAATGACCTATTGCATTATCGGGGTCACGAAAGTTAACCAAGTCAACAATGTTATTTACAGGATTAGGTTTATAATTTGTAATGTTTGCTTGAGCACCTGAACTAGCACCTATGATAATTTCATTTTCTACAAACTTATCTTGTGCTGAAATTATTAATCTATTGTTTGCGATATCTTCAACAAGTACAACAGCAGTTGCCTTTGATGTTTGACCTGTAACTGTTTCACTTCTAACAAATTTACCATAAGTAGATTCTTCTAATAGTATTTTATCACCAGCGTCAAGTAATGTTCTAGCTGTACCTCTATTACTAGAGTTTAAAACTA